GAACATGGGCAGGAGATTGATGCGCTAAGTAGGGATTTTGGGGGTCTGTCTTTTGGACAAGACGCGAATGGCAACTGGGGATACAAGATTGGAGGTGCTGATCCAGTAATCCCTTTTAAGCCTGATTTACAATCTGTAGATGTATCTTACAAGGATATAATAAAGGCTGGATCATCAAAAAACTATAACGTAAAAGAGCATCCACATTTAATCATAATACAGGCTTCGACCGGGACATCTGCTGGAACGGAAGAATCTAATAACTGGTTGGCATATTCCGATGGGACATACGGTATGGAATTTTTGCTTACCCGCGGAAATGGGGCGCCTATAGACATTCATGTAGTAGATGGTCTCATCACAATTACTGCCGTAAATCTTAACGTAAGTTTACATGATTTATACTACATGTAATTATTTAAACATAATGAACTCTAACAACTCGTGGTTTCAAGCCCGTTCCGTACTGTATCAATACGCACTCCGTATGACGGGATGATATGGAAAGAATTCCTTTATCAGCATCATAATTCCAGTCATATCCGACTCCTGTCCTTAACATGGAAGTGTTCCAGTTTGCCATATCAAGATCTGAAAGCATTCGTGGGAACAGAGTTTCCCATAAAATCAAATCCTTGTAGTTAGGTATATCAGATATATCTATCGACATTGAGCCAGAGTTTGCAGTGGGGGTTATAGTAAAATCTCTATATGTGAGAGACCCTAATTTTACCTTCATTCCATCGGCTGTAGTTCCCCAAAAGTTAGTGCCGTCCCACTGAAGTCCCGTCCCGTCTGGAAAACGCTGGTTCAAATCCCTACTTAGTGCAGGAAACGAGAGCAAAAAAAACTATGTCAATAAGATCCGAAAGGGTCTTAATTTTTAACCCTTCAAAATAAGGGAGAAAGGAAAAATACATGAAAGAAAAAATTATCTTAGGAAACAAAGTGGAGCTGCCTTATGACAGCATTGGTTTTGGAGCAGGCACGCTCGTGATCGGCTTTAAAGCTGGAGATATTGCGGCGTTGGAAAAATCCTTCCGCGACGCTGGTCAGAACAATCTGGAAATAATCCAGCAGTGCGACGCTGACGGCCATGTGCAGGCGACGCATGAGCGTTATGACATCTTCCGCGAGATTAAAAAGACAATCGGTGCAACTCCGGAAGAGGACGTTGTTACGGTCGTGCTTGAGCAGGAAGATGAGATTAGAATGGAAATCAGACACATCAAAGAAGGTCAGAATATTCAGGACGGTGCTATTCAGGATCTGGGAGATGTCGTCTCTGGCTTGGCAGAAGCACAGGGCGTAAGTCTTTGATTGAGAAAGAGAGGAAAAGTTAATGGTAAAATTTTACGTCAACAGAATTAAAAACGGAGCTATGACACTGGAGGAAGTGCCGAGCCTCTGGAAGAAAAAAGTAGAGGCTGAACTGGCAAAAGAAAACAACTGAATAATGTATCTTACCCCTGCCGTCTGATAACATGGCGGCAGGAGGTGAATGTCCATGAAAGACGAATTTGTAACAGCAATCCTGCGGGAAATGATGCCTGTTCTGGATCAGAAGCAGATGGACCGATTAAAAACCGTTGTTCGGGTACAATTATGCGGATATGACATCAGCAAAAAAGAGACAGGATTGATGCGCATCGATCAGAATGGTCCAAATTACCTGAAAGTGTTTCTGGATATGTTTCGACAAAACGGAAAATCTGAAGGAACAATTGAGCAATATCAGCTACATTTGAGCCGAATGCTGTCATATATCGGAAAGAATGTGGAGGATATTGAGGACGATGATCTGATCGCTTATTTGGAGAAGTACAAGACAATCAGAAAAGTATCAAACAGGTATATGAACAATATCCGCCTTGTTTTTAATAGCTTTTTCCGCTGGCTGCAGCGCAAAAAGGTGATACTGCGGAATCCTGTGGATGGATTGGAGCCGATCAAGTACAAGCAAGCGGTCAAGAAGCCGCTATCGCCCGAAGAACTGGAAAAAGTACGATGCGCCTGTGAGCAGGAGCGTGATCTGGCGATCATTGAATTTTTGTATTCCAGCGCGGTCAGAGTGTCGGAATTGTGCCGATTAAACCGGGATGATATATGCTGGGAATCGGATGACGTGATGGTGCTTGGCAAAGGGAACAAAGAGCGGGAGGTATATCTTAATGCCCGCGCTCATTTGCACCTGAAACAGTACCTGGAAAGTAGGACAGATGACAATCCTGCCTTGTTTGTAGGGACACGAGCGCCGCATAAGCGCCTGACAAAATCCGGAATCAGGAATATTTTAAAAAAGGTCGGGAATGCGGCGGGAGTAAGTAAGGTACATCCGCATAGGTTTAGGCGGACATCAGCCACGGATTTGTTGAGGATGGGCATGCCGATCGAGCAGGTGCAGGAGCTGCTGGGTCATGTCAAAATCGAGACGACGCGAATCTATTGTACGGTTACAAAAGAGCAGGTACGGGCATCGCATCGGCGCTTTATGGCAGCATGATGTTAGCACATTATATGGTTTTTTTTAGGCCGCCGCAAGACGGTCTAAGAGAGGTTATAGGGGTAAGTTGCACCGGTGCAACGATGCCGGAGAGGCAGCGAGAGTATTAAGTAGGGATTTGGGTGGCTGCTCATTTGAGCGGGAAGGCGATAATTTTTATGTAGTAGGTGCTGATGCAGTCCGAAAAAAATTGGGTAGCAGCGGGATTGGTGGAACGTTAGAAACCGTTGCAGTAAGAGACCGAACTGTAATGACAAGGAATTATATTTTTAACAATACTGGGGATTACGTATCACTAGTTTTAAACGTAAAAACTCCTCCCAATGGAGGAAATGCAAATTCTGTGACTGTTTATGGTACTGCTATTGGTACAAGCACTTATAAACAAATCCAAAAGATAACTACACTTAATGCAGATGTAACTGTAAATATCAAAGGGTATGATCATATAAAGCTTGCTGTTACTGCCAGCCATTCCGGAAATGTTGGGCATTCCTACGAAGCCACGACAATAACAACCTATGCTTTATCGTAACACCGGCGCAATCATTCGATACTTATCTTATTACTTCTGTCAGGGTGTTTGGTTTTAAGTAAATCATTCAAGTTTAATACAGACATAGAATGCCGCACCTGAACCGTATCCGCCGTATATTTTGAACCCAGTATCCGTTACTTCTTGTAACGCGAGCCGGTTTCCTGTACTGGGGCCAGTAGGAAATGATCTTCTGATGCACTTTGGCGGGTTTGAAGACCCAGAATCCCAGATGAATTCCTTTTGTAATTCAGTCCACCACAGCACCAGAGTTCGATCGTTTCCGCTATTCCCATTGTAAAAAGCTTTGGTTATATCGCTTCCGCCAAGAAATCCATACATGATGAAATCTGGCTTAAAACCAACATCGACGGTCGCGCCATTCGGATTCCCGTTATTGCCTAGAAATTTAAAACCTCCCATCGCTACTTTGGAACTTTTAAAAGGGATTACTGGATCAGCACCTCCAATCCTGTATCCCCAGCTGCCGGCTGCATCCTGACCAAAAGACAGACCGCCCAAATCCCTACTTAATACTGAAACTGTAGACAATTCTTATGGAGGAAGGAAAAAATGAATGAATTTATTGAGATTTTCGGAGACATGAAGGTGGCTGCAGTGGTGATGATCATTGCAGCCATTGTATTTCTCTGGAAAATCTACAAGGTTGTAGAGAAACATTTTCGCAAAAAGTATGATGCTGAGGCTCAAAGAGCTGCGCAGATGCATGACATCCTGGAGCAGGTTAAGAAATATCCGGAATGGCGCCGTCAGAGCATTGAGTATCAGAAAAAATACGCAGAAGAAATTCAGAAGCTGCAGAAAACACAAACGGAGATTATAGGGGAATTGCGTGAAAATGAAGAAAAGCGAAAGCGTGTCAAAAGAGGAGAATTACGCGACCGTCTGCTGTGCAGTTTCCGATATTATACAAGTTTAGAAAAGAATCCCCTGCAGGCATGGTCAGAGATGGAATATGATGCATTTTGGGAAATGTTTAAGGATTATGAAAGAGTGGATGGCGATGGACATATGCACACAGTTGTTCAGCCGGCAATGCGTATGCTGGATGTGATCAGGATGGAAGACACAGAAAAAATTGCAGAACTCATGAAGAGTAGACGATGAAGGGAGAAAAAAGTATGGAAATTTTATTACAAAACGTAACTTTAATCATGGCGGTTGTTGGTGTTCTGGCATTTGTGGTGTCAGTCATCACGCAGGTATTTAAGGGTGTGGGAGTGCTGTCAAAGATTCCGACGGACATCCTTGTGTTTGTGCTGTCGATCGTGCTCACAGTGGTAGCATATGTCGCTTATATGGATTATATCCAGCAGACGATTATTTGGTATATGATTATTGCGGCAATGCTGGCTGGGTTTTTGGTGGCATACGTCGCAATGTTTGGCTGGGAAAAGTTTGCAGAATTGTGGAAGCGTTTTGTAAAAGGTAAAAAAGAAATGATACGGTGATTCGGTTATCTCCCGGCGCGGAGTTAAGCGTGATTCTGGGGCGGCTTCGGTCGCCCTATAAAAATAATAAGGAGAGCAGAGCATGAAAAAACTTTTTATTTCACAGCCGATGAAAGGCAAAACAGATGAGGAAATTTTAAAAGAGAGGGAAAAGGCAATCGCCAGCGCAAAGAGAAATTTTGTAGAAGACGAAGAAATAGAGGTTATTGATTCGTTTTTCCAGAGCGCGCCTGCGGATGCGAGACCTTTGTGGTTTTTGGGAAAATCTTTGGAATTGCTTTCGACTGCGGACATTGCGTATTTTGCAAAAGGATGGGAAAACGCAAGAGGCTGCCGCATTGAAAATACCTGTGCCATTGAGTATGGGATTGATGTGATCGAAGATTATACGGAGGACTAAGAGTATGGGAAGCAAAGAGTTTTTAGAAAAAAGTAAACAGGTTGTAGTGGATTATTTCAACAGCCACGCGGACAAAACTGACCAGAAGCAGATTACAGGGGATGACGTATTCGTGGTTTGGTACTGCAAGACGCTTCAGAACCACAAGGCACTGCTGAGCACAAATGTTTCTGACGGTATGTATTATGAGATCACCCATAACGGTGACAAGCAGGAAACCTATGTGGACGCTTACAAAAAATGGGAGAATTTTGTGGTGAGGTAATGCTTATGTGGAAAGGAATTGACGTATCAGATAACCAGGGCACGATCAACTGGGCACAGATCCCCGAGGACGTAGATTTTGCGGTCTTGCGTAGTGTGCGCCGATCAGGCACGGCAGACCATCAGTTTGCTACAAATCTGGAGGGATGTCGGAAGCACAATATACCTGTGTCTGTATATAAGTATACCTACGCAGCTACACAGGACGCAGCGCGACAGGAAGCACAGCAGGTCGTGGAACTGTTGAGGTCACATCATCTGACC